CTTTTCGCTCGTACGTCACACTTTAGACATTTAAATTTGACAACTTATGGAATATATGAAACGTAGAAAAAGGGCTTGACATTTAGAAAAGCGGGCGAATGAAAGGAGCACAATTCAAACGCCCGAAAGGGTTGAGATTAGTCAGCGGTTAGCATTTGGACAACTGCTTTGATATCCCCATTATGCGTAGTAACAAGTTTATCGATTACAGTGATACATTCAATCATTTGCATTTCGTCGGGCGGTGAATAATTAAACGTCATTTGGGACGACCCAAACCCGACACTGAGCGCAGCGATTAAAGCAGCGATTACGTTGAACTTTTTACCTTGAGTATTTGCGTTTGTCATAGTATTTCCTTATGAATATAGGTCTAACGCTTGGGGTACGGCAGTGATATTTATTGTGCCCGCGCCGCTTGTATTGCTGAGAAAATTATAGCCCGCCCATCCCTCTAGTGGTCTTTGGATTGTATAACTTGCCTCGTCATATGTATTAGCGGCAGCGAAAGGGTTAATTTCGTACAGGCGATACCCATCAGAAACTCGCTCTATAAAAAACCCATTTTCGGCGGGCGCAGACGAGTAATGTCTCCCAACCGTAATTACTATACACCCGAAATGGGCAGGTATAATAGTGTCCATTCTCAACCACTGCTTAGGTGCGGGATTGGGTAATTGTGCGATTCCTCCCACTGCTAACGGGGTAGCGACTTTTAATGGATTGATTCTTGGAGCTGATAAAAACATAATCTTTCTCCTAGTAGTCGATATCTTTAAATTCGCTAACAGATTCATTAACGTATTCAAGCGAATCGGTATGCGGCGGCAAGTTTTCGAAGCGAGCCATAGCCCACACTAATTCACCAACATTTGACCCGTTAATAAGCGAATTCGCATCAAGCGACGTATTCTTAACAACGTAGTCTATATAATTTTGAGTGTGGTTTGTGTAATATTGTCCGTCAGGAGCTTGACCTTTAGCGGGAGCCCATCGCGCAATAATACGCTCGACAGTGAAAATGTTATAAAGCTTGTTATAGTTTAAAATCAATTTCGCGGCGGCGCGATATCCATTTGCTCGGTCGTAAAATTGTTCGAACGACCCGTCAGTGTTTAAATTGGCGGGTACTTCCCCTTTCCAAGTTGAGTTAGACACTCGGATATTTAAAGGATTGTTGTTACGATACCCACGCGAGGGATGTAAACTTGGCGAATTTCTAGACATAATATAAAGTCCTAAAATTGGTACGATGATAAATAAAGGGTTGAGATTCATAAATCGCTCCTAATCCTGAGCTACCCACTGCACAACGTATGTCGCGCTCACAGCCCAGTCTGGGATAAACGCGGTACTGCTATCGCCGAACTTGGAGCTATACAACTGGTTTTTGGTTAAGAATATAGCTCCACCCTCTATCACTACCGCTCCGTCTGCGCCCTGTAGTTGAACACCGAACTCCACTGTGCCCGCTGGGGGAATTAACGGTGAATTCGTACCGGAGACGTGTTGAATAAAGGATGAGCTAGTAACGTACTTTGGGGAGGCTATTACTAACGGGTTAGAGGAATCAGTTTTGACAGTAACTTCACCTTCAACAACATCAGATTGAAAATCGCCGTCACCCGCCGTAATAGCAACATTTCGAATATCGACTTCAAAGTTAAACACTTCTAGTCGTGTAAATTCGGTCGCGGTTGTAATCTTTTCTCCCGCATCCATAATGTTGTCAGCTATAAGCGAACCGCCCTCTTTAGTGTAAGCTTTCACGCGAACACGCCCCGCGTTGGTAGCGCGACGAATCACAATTGTGCGGCCTGTAACATTGATAACCTTTGAATTACCCTGATTTGGTAACAAGTCATTTAAAACATATTCTCGAATAATTGGCATTTTACAAACTCCTATTTAAATGCGTAACGTAGCGCAGTGTAACCCACGACCCCAAAAACAGCCCACTTTGAAAGTTCTCGGATTGTTGCGTTTAAGTCTTGAGACTTGTTAAGTTCGTCCGATTTCGCAGAATCAAAAATGGCCTGCGCGCTACTCGCAATGGTATCTTGTGATTGAGATACGGTTTCATTCGCGAAGTCAAAAACCTTGTCAATACTATCTTGAATCGATGCATTGGCTTGTCCGAAATAATCGAGCCCCGCGTTAATCGAAGTATCGGAAATACGCTCGTTGCTTAGAATAACGTCGTTAACGACGCTTTCGTTAGACCCGATAATATCGCGTACAACATCAAACGCCCCACCGTCGGTAATATTAACTGTTGAGCCTTCAGCGGCGACAATAGCGGAATCTGTCGCCGTGATTGGGTTTTGCTCGTTAGTGGTAGCGGATTTAGAAGAGCCGCCCTTTGAAAAACTCATAGATTCACCTCACTGAGTTTGCAGATATAACGATATTCAACACGCTCGGGCTTTAACTCTTTAACCATTCTGTGTAAGCCTTTATGCGGCGTAACGAACTGAATGTATTCAAATCCGTTATTGATAGCGGCTTTGTATAAAGCTTCAACAAATTCGGAATTTAAACCTTTACCTTCTACGCATTGAACCATTAAGGTTTTGTCCCACGGTTCAAAAAGAACATATAAATCATTGAACTTATAACCGTGTTGGATGTTTTCGCGCATTTGCTCCTTTACTAGTTCAACGTGCTGATGAATACTTTTTGGCATTTTTGCTAATACTTCCTCAACGGAAACAAGTTCAAATTTATTCATGCTATTTCTTTTTCCCCATGAAAATAAAAGCGAGCCCCAATACTACCGCCCCGCCTATAATATACGTGAGATTCATTTCACTCCCGCGCCCACTCAAATCGATACTAACGCCGCCGATACTAGAGCCCGACGCATCGCCCGCACCGCCCGCCGCACTCGACGCGCTCATTCCGCCCCCGCCCGCTGCTTGCATAATTTAACCCTTTTGAAGTTTATAAAGAAGATAAAGACCGCCGCCAACCGCACCAATCTTTAAAAGGTTTGAGGTTTGTGAACCCACTTCCTCACCCGCTTTCCAAGCGAAAATCCCAGTTCCACCCAACACCGCCAAAGGTAATAAGAAAGGCATAACAACTCCTTACTTAATTAGTTTGGCTACTACAACCAAAGTGATGAGACCGCCAAAGCCATACAAAATGTATTTTCCGGTATTGTCAACCATAACGCTAGGTTTGTTAGCATCGCCCGAAACGCTCGGGTCACTTGAGGTAATGTTTTGGTTTGAATCAACCTTTTCTTGCTCTTTTCCGTTTAGAGCGTTACCGATTACGCCGTCAACAACATCCGGCAATGAGCCGATAATTTCAGAACCTGCGCCGATAATTGAATCCCAAATTCCAGTCTGTTGTTGGTTTGGAGTGGTTGTAGCGAAAAAGTTTTCAAACGGATTTGAATCGATGTTCATAATGTTTTTCTCCAAAAAGGGCGAGCATTAGCCCGCCCTATGGTTTAGATTTAAAATGTTACAGCGTCATTAACGCTCAACGGTTCCAAGATACTCAACGAGTAAGAGCATGTTATCCGCCGCCGCCATATCCAACTTAAAGCGCATATCCGAAACGTTTTGCCCGCTTCGTGGATTGCCTTCGACCATTGGGTAGCGTGTATCCACGGTTTCCGCGCCATAACCTAGTTCCGTTGGGTCAAATACTGAGTATTTAGTTTGAGGAACACGGATACCATCATCTTTTTGGATTGCGTCGTTTAGAGCGTTCGAACGTTCGAATTTAACGAAGTTGTCAATCTCAAGTGTGAGCTTGTTGATTTGCGACGAGGTCGCGCCCGCTTGAAAGTAAACTTTGTTAATAATATCGCCTTTCGGCAAATCAGAAATTTCGAATAGACCCGCACCCGTTGGGTTTCGGTTAAATAGACGAATCTTTTTAACCAATCCCGCAAAAGATGCCGGAGAAGTTGTAGCGGTAGCTTTTAGGCTCGGCGAGATTGCGCCCGCTGCAATGTCAACTTGAATTTGGAACGTGCGCACTTGATTAGGGTCAGTATTACCTAAGCCCGTACCAATCGCTGTAAGCTCGCGAGCTTGACGAGTAAGCAAACCAAAACGCTCAAAGTCGAGTTGGAAAATGCCCGCTGTTTGACCGCGGCCGTTAAACGCGCTAATAGCTTCAAGAATTTCAACTGATGGAATCTCAATATGGGGGATACCATTCAGTAGGACTTTAAAGTTTGTAAGTTGCGCGGTAGTCATACCAGAATACTCAAACGCGATTTGGTGGTAAGTAGAACCAATCGGCACGTCTAGCGTAGCAGTCTGACCCGCGCCGACGCCGTTGAAATTAGGTAAAACTTTATTTGAACGAAAAGCCATGGCTTTTATCTCCTAGTAACTAAATGAATTAAATGCTTGAAAGTGTCGAGGTTAATTAAAACCAAGAAGCGGGATTGTACCATACAACCGTTTTATTATCAGCGGTCGCTTTGGTTACAAGGTAAGCAGTTGCACCCGCTACCGCCGCGTTGATTAGGTAAGGCATATATTTCTTTGGCATGGTGTATCTCCGTTTAACTAAAGTATCGCTTGAAAGGCGATTGATTAATGGCATACGTTGTTAACAACGAAATACCCGCGATTTTAAAAAAGTCTGTAATACTCATTGAGCTAACCTTTTATCTTTGGTCGAATAAACGCCTCAAATAAATAAGTGCTAATCGCAACGTATAAAGCAAGTTTAGCGGCTTTAGGATTAATTAGCATGTTTATTACCCCTAGTTAGAATTATAAACGTTACTCGCTATCACTTTCGTCGTCGCTTGCTCCGTTTCCTTTGTCTTCGACTTCTGCGAGTTTTTCATCGCTTCCATCATTCGACGGCTTTTTATTTTCATTGCTGTCATTTGGCTTTTTCTCCTTATCAGGTAATGACTCTTTTTTAATTACCGTTTTTGAAATAGTTGTTTCAACTAATAAAGCGGTAACTAAATAACCGATAAAACGTAATGGTAATGAAATCACTTTGACTTCCCCTTAAATAAAATATGCTTTTCAGCTTTTTTAAATCTACCACAAGTATAGTACGTTCCTTGAGGCAAATCAGGTACATTTAATAATTCGCTATCATTAAATTCTGTACTATATATTTTAGCATCATCCTTAGATGAGGTAAACATATATAAATTAGCGCATTGGTCGCGAATAGTACGCGCTAATAAATTACCCCTTTGCGCTATATAAAAATTAGAATGACCCCAGTGACGTCCTTTTGTGGCGGTTCTAATCATGGGCTTATTATGATTAGTTGCGTAGTCTCCCGCTTCATCGAAAAATACCGCGCAGTTTTTCGAGTTCCAATATACATTTAAAAATTCGTTTTCATTATCGGTAATAAAAGCGTTATTTAAATCTAAACAGTTGCACCATTCGGGGTCGCTTAACGGGTCAAATACAATTATTTGAATACCGCTCTTTTGAAGTTCTACCGCCATTTTACGAGCTAAACTGGATTTGCCGCTTTCTGTCATTCCTACAATAGCGCAATGAGGCATGATTAATCCTCCTTTGATTCTTTATTTGGGTCAAAAGTTTGTTTCGAAATTTTCGGCTTTTTAAAGAATTTTAATTTAAACCATTCTTTAATTAGTTTTAATTTGCTTACCTGTTTTGGCATTGTTAAGCGCGGTAGCAAATAAGCCCCTAACACGATTGTTAATGCTAGGTTTGGTGGAATATCGTCCACTTCCTGAGTTTGCGCCCAATCGGAAAAAGCCGATTCTAGGTTCTGCTTTTCGTCTATATGTTGGTTTTGAATTGGCGCGAAGTCTTCGCCTCCTAACATAATTCCCAGGCTGATTAAAGCATTCGCCGCGCCCGCTCCGACTACTCGATATTTTTCCTTTTCGCTTACCGCCATTTTCTGAGCAGTTTGCGCGGCGTTAGTGGTAGAAATCGAGCCCGACTTGCGCCCGCGCTTTTTGCGGAGCTTACCTTTTCCTGTCAGCTTAGGGTGCCCGTTTTCATCTACAACATGTTTAGAATCATCGAATGTATTACCGTCGGCGTCTGTGCGTACTTCGCCATTTTCGTCGAATAATAGCTCTCGCGGCATTTCGGGGGTTTCCGCCGATTCTGGAATATCCGTAACTTCTGCGATTCTTTGAAAATTGACACTTTCGTCATTTTCTGATAAGGTAGTGTTATCGTCGATTGTTGAATCTGCTACCGCATCAACTAAATCGGCTAATTGTTGATTATCGTCAGTTTTCATTTAAGGTGCTCCCATGAAAGATAAAGAGTATAAAGAATTATTTAAGGCATTGCGCCCATTTGTTAATTTTAACATTGATTTACGCAAAAAGCTAAGTTCTAGCGATAAAAGACTTATTACAATATATGGAAATCAATTCAAAGATATATATCAAGGTCAAAATATAAAAGTATTTAGAACATCTAATAAAAACAATTTAAAAGTAGTACAGGACGCGTACCACCAGACTTTAAAGACGCTCCCTAAGTGGAAAGTCGCATTTGTCCCATATAACGGTAAACAGGCTCCTAGCATTCGAGTTAAGGACGGGATTATTAAAACATATAATAAACGCTCTAAACTTAAACAATTTATTATTCCAATCGTTGACCAATTTTCATTCTTAAATGATACGTTCAATTATGTAAGCGACTTATTAGAAATTCATAACGTACCGCCAAGACAAAAGCTTTGGGTTAAAACTGGTGATTATCTTTCTACCGAAAGTTTTGAGGCTGAGATATTAGCGGAAGAAATGGCGGATTGGGTTGAGCGTTACGAGAACGCAGATACTTTTATTACTGGTTTCCAATCTGCTTTTTATAGGTAATTAAAATGGGTAAGAAGCGAAACGATTTAGAAAGTATAGGCGCGGCGGATTGCGAAACCGACCCGTTTAAATATGGTCGAGTTCCAAAGCCGTTTTTGTGGGGTCTATATATTAATGAACAATATTATGAGTTCGAGAAAACAATTGATTTCGTTAATTTCGTTCGAGACGAAGAGTGGACTATTTACGCTCATAACGGCGGACGTTTCGACTGGCATTTTGTTTTGTGGGAATGTGAAATAAAACCAGACATTAAAATTATCGCGGGGCGTATCGCTGAGTTTAAAATCGGTAAATGTACTTTTAGAGACTCATATAATATTTTACCTATTCCGCTCGCGGCGTATCAAAAGGATGAAATATCATATGACCTGTTTGAAAAGGAAGAGAGATATAAACCGGAAAACTGGAAAGCGATACGCGATTACTTGAAAAGTGACTGCGTTTATTTGCATGAGTTGGTTACTCGTTTTGTCACTGACTACGGATTTAATATCACGCTCGCAAGTACGGCTTTAAAAGTTTTTAATAATATGGCGGGATTGAAAACGCCTAGAACCAATATAAACTATTTCGAGAATTTGAATCGCTTCTATTTTGGTGGAAGAGTTCAAGCGTTTAAGACGGGAGTTTTTGAAAAGGACTTTTACTATGTGGATATTAATTCCGCGTATCCTTACGCAATGAAATATCCCCATGCTTACGGGAATAGAAGAGCGAAGTCGCGCCACTTGCCAGATGAGCGAGACCCTAAAATTTTTGTTCGTTTGAATTGTCGTTCGAATGGTCATTTCCCGATTAGGACTGAAAAGGGTGCGCTCTCTTTCCCTGACAACGGGAACGTTTACGAGTTCCATATCACTGGGCATGAATATTACATGGCGGAAGATTTGGAGCTTTTACACGAAGTCGAGATTTTAGAAGTGTTGACGTTCGAGGATGAGATTTGTTTCGGTGACTACGTTGACCACTTTTACGTGATGAAAGAAGAGGCGACCATAAATAAAGATACGGCGAAACGATTGTTCGCGAAGCTGTTCATGAATAGTCTTTACGGTAAGTACGCGACGAACCCGACGAAGTATAAACAGTATTCAGTTCAAAACATCAATACGGCGGAAGAGTTCGAATATAACAATCCCGACTATGAATGCTCGACTGAGTTCGGCGATAACCTTTTATACGAGCGTGACCTTTACGACGATGAACTAAAGTTTTTGAACGTGGCGACCGCTGCGAGCATTACCGGATATGTGCGAGCGTTTATGATGCAAGCCTTATGCAGTGTTAAGAATCCGTATTACTGCGATACTGATTCGATTATCTGCGAGGGTTTGGGTGATTTAGAAATCGACGCAACCAAACTAGGCGCGTGGGATATAGAAGCAAAGGCGACCTTTTGTGCTATAGCGGGTAAAAAGCTTTATACGATGCTTTGCGAAGATGGAAGCACGAAAACCGCCTCAAAGGGCGCAAGGCTCACGCATGAGCAACTAATCGAAGTTGCGAGCGGCGGCGAAGTTCTATATAAAAGCGAAGCACCAACGTTTTCGGTTTCGCGTGGAGTTCGCTTCATTGAAAGAAAAATCAGAAAAACGTGAAAAAGTAGTTTACAACACGAAAGAGATTCTTTACTATGTAATCTCTTTCAGGGGATAAGCCCCAAAACGGCGTTAAGCCTTTAATTTACAGCCTACGGGCTAGGAGCTATATTATGACTAAGCAAGCAAAAACTTTCCCTACTTTTAAACGTATCGCGGCTGTTTCTCTTCCTCTTCTTTCTCTTGATTATGGCAAAGACGGCGCGGCAAAGTCTCACTTTATCAAAATCGAAAAGGCGTTCGTTGACCACGTAAGCGCAAAAGAAGATGCTAAACCGGATATGATGAAATCAACCGTAACTGAGCTAGAAAGCGGTGAGCAGTTCGACATCTATCTTCACAAAGGTCTAGCGGCGAAGTTCGAAGCGGGCAAAGCTTACGAAGTCGTGACTCGTAAAGTTCAAGGTAAGCGTTTCCCTGAGCACACAATTTACGAAATCGAAGTCGCGTAACATTGATTACTTGTAAAGTGACTCTTGAGGGTGGTGAAGTTGTCACCCTCAAAGGCGTAAACAAAGCCAAGCTTGAGAGCCTTGTTTCGTTGTTACCCCAATCAGAAATTCAAGCTATCAACTGGAAATTTTAAAATTAGAACTTAGGGCGTATCGGCGGCAAATCCGATACGCCCTTTTTGTTAGGAGAAAGAAATGTCTGACTTTTATATTTATATTCTCGTCGCTGCGTGGGTTTTGATTTGTGCGTCTATGGCGGCTAAACAGGGTTTGTATGGTATCGCGCTCGTTTTGGTTTTAGCTGTCTGCGTTATTTCTCCCGCTGACGCTGATGAAGTCGAGCCGCTAGAGCTTGAGGATACTTGGCTAGACTTTAGTGACTTTGGGATGCCTACACTTTTGGAGCCTTTGGAGGGTAAGACCAAAATTTTTATGGGCGAAGCGTATTCGTATCACTTCGACCGTTCATTCAACTATAACGAGGTTCACGAGAATTATGGATTTGAATATCAATTCACAGAAAAATGGGGACTCAACGTCGCAAGCTTCGAAAACTCCTACTTTGAAAGGTCTAACTCGCTTGCAGTCGTTTACACTTGGAAGTATTGCGACTATGGGGACGATGTTAGCATATCAACGGGGTTACAGGGCGGAATTGCGAGCGGCTACGAAAAGGCTAAATATAATGCGGGCGGTTTCGCTCCTATTGTTGCTCCTTTTGTCGATATCGCTGTTTATGAATCCATCGGCGCGAGAATCAGTGTCTGGAATCTTTACGCAGCTAACATCGCTTTTTACTTGGAGTTCTAATCATGGCTAGATACGTTAAATCAAAACTCACAAACGTTTTATATCTTATCACTAACTGGATGGACGAGAGCGAGGACGATATTATCGAATATATGCATGACCAATGGGGCGACCATTACGAGCTTGACCCCGAACCATTGCCTTATGAGAGCGGTGTTAAACTTTATTGGTGTCAGATTCGACGTTCATTAATTCATTACAAAGGTGCGTAATGTGCATTCAATTCCCCATTCAAGAGAGCAAATGAATATGGCTACTAAAACTAATGACCCAACTCACGTTATAAGAGTTTCGAATTATAATAAAAGAGTGTTTGTGTATTTATGTCGAGGCGAATATAAAATGCCGATACACCCTCATTCATATTTTGAGCTTACGACGGACACTCCAGATAAATATTGGATAGACGCAAATGTTATTGCATTAGAAAAAGTTAGTTTAAAGATTATAGAGCTTTCAAACGATTAACCCGCTTCGCTGCATTCCATTCAACTCAATCGACCCGCTAACGCGGGTCTTTTTTCGTTTCATATATTCCATAAGTTGTCAAATTTAAATGTCTAAAGTGTGACGTACGAGCGAAAAG